CTTTGCCGTATGGGCATGGAATAATGTCTCCCTGACTTCCCCCGACGTTTACATAGCCGTTTTCAGTCCATTCGTACCCTTTTGGCAGCTTCACAACCCTGCGCGTATGCGTTTTTCTATCCTCCAAAGTCGCGCGAACCATTGCATCATTCATTAAAATCGGGCGCTCTTTCATGGTTTTACCTCTGTTGATGCGATTGCTTTGTCATATTGCGAAATTCCCCATGCCAGCGCATAACAGCACCAGATGTACCCGTGCGTGTATTCCTTTACGTCATGCTCCCAGAAATCAGTGAATTCAAAACCATCGCGCTCAAAAGCTAAAGCTGCATCCATGGCTCTGATCTCCCCCTCATCTGCGGCATCAAGAACTTCTGACTGAACAGCCTCGCGCAGCTCATCACTGGCTTCTGCCTCATCAAGTATCTCCGTGATTAACTTCTGGAATTTTTCGGCGCTGTATTCTTTGATCCCATCGCGGTCAGCAGCCAGACATTTCTCTGACCAATAGCGCGGGTTAATGCTTAAGCCGCCCGACTTATTGAAATTAAAATCAGACGGGTCTGTGCGGAAAAAGCAAAACATATCCTCTACTCGCGAGAATACGAACGTGCCCATATCGCCCGTGTAGCAAAGATGTCCTGGCCATGTTATCAAATCAAATCCCATGATGGCTGAGTTTCCCTCCCTGAATCTGATGTGCCGGTACATGCCGTCATTTCTGATTATACTGAGCTTGTGATGCTTTACGTCGGCCAGGAATGCTTGCTCCTTATCGTTATTGGCCATGTTGAACCTCCACGATCGGCGTTGCTATGCTCCTGCGCATTGGAGCTGTCCGTGCGTCAGGTTCCGCCAAAAACATACGAGCTAGCTCAGCCTTTACAATATAGAATTTTCCACGCTTTCCACTCGATATAAAATACAACAAGGTTTGCCATAAAGATGCGGGGTAGATAACCTCGCGATTAATGATCTGCGTTTTAAGTTCGGTCATGTTGCACCGCCTTACGCTTTGCCGCTTCTTCAGCAATCTCCCCGCATTCGATCATGGCTTCAAGGAATGTAAATCCTTCGCCTATCGCATTGTGGTTATCGCTTACCGCCGTAAATTTGCCGTCTTTGTGTTGTTTGATGTTCATGTTGCGCTCCTGTTCAATGCTTCGTCAATTCGTTCGATTGCCAAAATCAGCGACTCCCTGATTCGGTTAACGTTTTTGCGGTGCTCGCCAACTATCCTGCCGTTTATTTCAACAAGGCTACCGATTGTGTAATCGACAATTTCATTGATCGATGTTTTTTGAATAAACATCTCGTCGCGCTCAAAGCTGTCTTCATTGTTGTCGCAGTTAACATCAACAACAATGTATATTGTGCCGGCGTCTTCAACGGGTTTATTGCCGTATCCGTCAGTTGGCCTGTCACCAAAATTCCACTCTGCTGGGAAAAATCCGTAAGCCTTCATGCTGCTGCCCTCGCGTCTGGTATGGTTGCGCCGTAAACTTCGGCGATGATGTCGTTTGCTTTCTCCAATAAATCGGCACGCTTGAATTCAAGGTGCATGTTGCCGTTCTTGAAGCCCTTGACCCGGTAATACTCGTCCTCGTAAATGTAATCCCGGGTTTCTTTAAATTTTGCGTTGATGGCGCATTCCAGCTCGCGTGGGTTGTGCTTCTTGCCGTCCAGCGTCTTGAATACACGGTCGAGATCGTTCAGCTTGTCGGTTCCGTTGCTGTACATGCCATAGCCGACCTGCAGGTAGCCTGACCAGTTCGTGAACATATAGCCCATGACCACCTTGCGGCCTACCTTGAATGGCTCCTTTTCGTTTGTCCGGTAGCTGCTGTCGAGCTTTCTGAACACGTTTACCAGTCCGCGCTTAAACATCATGTCGGCATCCTGAAACATGCTCAGGAAGTGGCTGCGGATGTTCTCGATCGTAAAGTTTGGCGGATCCCGCTCAACGCTGTCATTGAATGCGCGCATGGCCTCCGAGTCCATCAGCTGCTTAAATCCGGTTTTATCCATGGCGGCTCGCCACAGGCTCCGGTTGACATGCTTTTCAATCTCTTCCTTGTTGAGCCGAATGGATACCTCGGTCGGGATGCAGTACCTGGCGACCTCGTTCATTTCCTGCTCGGCAGCGTCTATCAGCATTCTGGCCTGCTCAATCTTTGCCAGCGCGCTTGTCTTTGCTTCAACGAAATCTTCAAGGGTTTTTGGGATGACTATGTCGGTCCAGATGCTCATGACTTCACCGCGTTGGCAATTTGCTGTTCACATATTTTGATAATATCCGCGCATACCGGATTGGTGGCTGTATACCCCATGCCGTTCCAGACTCGCTGTGATTCAGCCTTGTGCTGTATGGTTTCAAGCGCGGCTACCAGCTCTGCTTTCTCGCGTTCAATTTGCGCTGTGGCCTGAACAACAGCGCCTAAAATCCTACTGGTCAGGCTTAAATCAAACTCACCTTTTGCCGCCCAGTCATAAGCAAGATTTCTCTGCCAAATTGGGGCGTCTTTTACAATCTCTCTTGTGTTATTACTCATGACACCACCCAATACTTAGTAACGCTCGCCTTCTCGCCCCATCGGTTTGTCACCGTTATGCGCTTGCGGTCAATCGTCATGCCGGTATTTTCAAGGTCTATCACCCTGGCCGATAGCTCAAAAATACCCAGATCGGTTAATGCGGATAGCCGCGTTATTGACTTCCCCGCCTCGAAGTGTTCTTTCAATCGTGATGCCTGTGACATGTTTCTCTCCTGTTGTGTAGTGGGGGTAATATAAATCAACCATAAATAGATTGCAATGTTTTGTTGTATTTATTTTTTAAGTAGTTTAAAGTAGCGCAACTTCAACCAAAAAGGGCAGTAACCATGAATAAGATACAAAGAACAATTAAGGCCGCTGGCACCAATAAATCGGTAGCAGACAAGCTTGGCTGTAACACGGTCACGGTTTGGTATAAAGCAAAATCAGCATCCTTTACCAGGGAAGAATTGATAAAAATCTGCGATATGACCGATGGGCTGATCACCGTTGAGCAGCTGGTTGATGGGGATAAGTAATGCACTACTACACCAGAAACCTAGGGGACTATGCCAAAAAGGCTGGCCGTTTAACCATGCTTCAGCACGGCGCGTACACGCTCTTGCTTGACTCGTGCTATGACCGTGAAGAATTCCCAACCGAGGAGCAGGCCATTGAGTGGACGTGGGCCAGCAACCCCGATGAAGTTCAGGCCGTACAGTTTGTATTGGCACGGTTTTTCATCAAAAACGCCGATGGAAAATACATACAATCAAGGATCGCCGAGGAGATAGAAGCCTATCGAATCCATGGCGTTCAGAATCGATTAATAGCTCTTTCACGCGAGGCAAGAAAAAATAAGCGCAATTCTCTGGCTGAAGCTCTAGACACGCTTCGTGATAAGATTAAGAACGCTCCGTTAATAAAATCACACGATGCGTGGACGCAAGATATAGAAGCGTTGCTAAAAACGCACGAAGCTTCACCTAACCAAGAACCAATAACCAATAACCAAGAACCAATAACCAAGAACCAATTAAAAGATATTGCCGAAACGCCTGAAAACCTGCCAGCCATTGCTGTCGCTAAAGCGCCAGCCGTACAGGTTAAAAAAATTGGCTTTGATTACACCGAAAAGAAGTGGCTAGGGCTCCAGGATAATTCCAGCCAAATAAAAATCTGGGCCGAGACTTATCCCGGCGTTGACCTAAGAGCTGAATTTCTGGAAATGAAATCGTGGCTCACTTCTAACCCTGCAAACAGGAAAACAAACCTGCCAAAATTCATTAACAACTGGCTCAAAAAATCACAGGACAGAGCCAGCAGGCCAGAAAACAAAACATTCTACGAGCGTACCAAGGACCAAAAACAGGCCGACGCCGAAAAGCGATACGAAGGGCTGCTTAACGCCGATCATGAAACGCTCGTCAAGTGGGGTCTTGCGTGAAAACAAAAACGGACATGTTTTTTGAAATGCTGGCCGGACAGTACGGTGCCGGCAAGATGGCCTCCGCATGGCCAACCGATCTAGACATACAGCTTGCAAAAAAATTGTACTCGGCAGACATCGAGAAGCACACTGAGCAGGAGCTTTCCGGTGCCCTTGTAAACGCTCGAAGAATGATGGCTACAGGAGATGACGAGTGGATGTGGCCAAATATAGGACTGATTCTTTCCGGCGCAAAAGGTCCGAGAAGGAATAGCCCGGAAGTTCAGGCGTTACTTGATGCGCCTCCGGAAACGCCAGAACAGAAGGCGTCCAGACTGGCGTATAACCGGACACGAATCGACCAGCTAAAAAGTTTGCTTTGAACTACTCGGTAATCTTCTCTGCTTCTTTGGCGGTTGCCTTGATAAGCCTGCCAATTAGGTCTTTGCCGATTGCCTTGCGGAAGCGAGCTACGCGCAGGGTTCCGATGGTAGTACCGGACTTTTTGAATACGCGGGCACGGACTTCGCGGCGTCTTTTGCGCTCCTCTGCGGTCGATTTGCCATCTTTTGGATTTGTGGCATCAAGCCATTCTGATAACTTCATGGTAACGATCTCATGGTAAACGAGAACAAATGTTATCATATAACGTTAGCGTCAGCAATACAGATATGGTAAAATGCTGTCAGTCTTTGGAG